AATCATCAAATTCTTTATATTTACCACCATAAATATAAGCGTTGCAAGTAACTATATCGTCGACATAATTGTTAAATATAGCTGCATCCTCTTTGGGAATATATCCAATATGAAATTCACCATATTCATTTGAAACCATAACTTTTATAGCATTTGCATCATATCTATTGTCAGGTTCTTTTTCTAAATAGACTCCGTGAATGCTTTCATCATCTTGTATTTCGTATATTTTATCTCCGAACTCCAATTCTTCTCTTAGTTCCATCCCTCTTAAATCATCATACAAAGGATAAAATTCTTCATTCTTTTTCATAGCATTTATCATTTTCTTCAGTTTTTCTCGTCTGTTCTCATAATTCAATCCAACCACAGGAAATGATTCGTAAAAAAGATTATCTTCATCATTTTTATTCGCGACACTATTAGTTATATTATTTGGAGTTTCTTGTTCAACTGGAAAACTGAGCGACTTTATTCGTTCTTCATTTTTTGAATAATCAATAATGTCTTGATTAGTAGATTCAGTGTGTTTTGAATTAATCTCAGTATTTTCCTTTTCAAATTTTGCATTATTTATTTTTTCGTTTTGCTTTTCTTTTACTGGTGTAGAATTTTCTTCGTATTTTCTTTCAGCCTGCTTCTTTCGATATTCTTCTTCAAGTTTCTTTAGTAAATAGTTTTCTTTAGGTTTATTCATTTCATTCATTTTTTTGATTTTTACTAACTTGTAAATGCTGAATATCAACAATAATAAGAATACCAGAAACAATAAAATATCTATTTCTTCTGCTCCGTCTTCACTGATAGAAATAATTCCGCCTATAATCATAAAAATTGAAAACCCTATAAATACCCAGTACATGACTTTTTTCATTGTTGTTACCTCTATTCATATTAGTTATTCATTATTTACTTTTTTGAAAACAACAAAAGCAGAGTGACTGCACAATTTTTATTCCATAGGCCCCGCTAATGTAGGCTCTTGCATGCCATACGGTGATTGTTTGCTCAATTCTCTCATTCTTTCAATTTGAGCAGGTGTAGGATTATCGAAATCAATTCCTTCATTCAACGCTTGTTGTCTTGCAGTATTGACAGGTGCTTGTTGAGTAGGTTGTACATTCTGTTCTTGTTGAACGGGTTGCTGTTCATTTGTCTGTTGAGGTGCTTCCACTTGTTGTGTATTGTCTGGTTGTACTGTGGGTTGCTCGCTATTATAAACTTGTTGATCGGAGTTTTCTTTTTGTTGGTTGTCTGCCATTTCTTTTTTATCTGATTTCTTTTTATCTTCTTTTCCTTTCTTAGCCTTAGAGTCTTTTTTCTTAGATTCCGACTTCTTATCCTCTGATTTACTTTCCTCTTTTTGGCCGCATGCTGCTAAAACTAAGAAACTTGCTAATAATAAAAATAAGACTTTTTTCATAGTAATATCCCTCTACTTTGTTTTATTTATCTAATCCAGCAGATTCAAGTTGTTCCTGAATCCATTCGTTATGCTCTTCAACATTTGCGTTGTGTTTTGCGACTTCGGCATCATATTCGCTTGCTTTATCTGCCATACCTTGTATATCTTCGTCACTTATATTTCCAGAAGGATTATTTGCTTTATGAGGCGATACATATAATACAATCCTCTTATATAATTCTAATCTATTGCAACATTAATTCATACATATATTTAAGTGCATTTCACAAAAAAAGTAACACTTTATATATGTATATATTTAAAAAACCACCTGTTAAGGCAGCTTATCCAATAACTTACTAATATATTTGTCTTATTCGACTTCCTGTCACACCCATTATCTCTCCTATTTCATTTTTCATTGTAACTTTTACCTTCGACAAGTATTTCAAATATATAAAATTCCTTATCTGTCCAGATTACATCTATGACTGGTTCCAATTCATTAAAAAACATATTATCTTCTAATTTTTCTGTTGAATGATGATTTAAAGAAAAGGATTCATCTATATTATCCTGTTTTTATTCAAACGAATCATTTCCACAATTTTTATAATTCCTTATAAAAGTCCTTACTATTTTTTGTCATTAACCATTAATCTTTCTATTATCCACTACAAACCCCCCGGGACGTAATAGAATTTTAGAAGATAGTTGAAAGCCCTTTATATACTACATTCCGCCTATTTTTAGAAAGAAAAAACAGATTTATTTCGATGCTTTTTTAACTATTAAAAACCCACCTATTAATTTAGGCGGATAATTTTTATCTCTATTATGCTACTAGTTCCGGTTCCACGATCTGAGCTGGAATACCAACTGCGACGCTATTGTCAGGTACATTTTTAGTAACCACTGCGTTTGCACCAATTTTTACATTGTTTCCTATTTCGAGATCACCAATGATTTTTGTTCCTGTTCCTATCATTACATTATCTCCAATACTTGCAGCCTGTTCACTTTTGAAATCGTTAATCCCTATAGTAGCTTGGTGAAACATTCTGCAGTCATTTCCAATTACTGCAGTTGAATGTATTACAACACCAATTCCATCATGTTCCAACCTGAATCTTTCCCCTATTTGAGCAGTTGGATGTATGTCTGAATTTGAAATTGCTTTAATTGCACCTTTCAACATTTTGTATAACAAAATCAAAGATTTATAATCCTTTCGATAAGCATAATTACCTAATCTATAATGTGCTATCACCATCTTGCTTATCAAAGAATAATTTACATTCAAATCTTCTTTTAGTTCACTAAACATTTCGCACCTCTTTTTCTTGGCTTAAAAACAGTATTACAAAATAGTATAATTCAAAATTATGTTGTGAATTAACTATTTTTGTAAAGATTATGTAAAAAAAGAGAGCTGCCTTAGCCAAGCAAACCTATCTTATGTCTTGAAATTACGAATTGTTTTTTTACACATTGCTTAATTGTATCCCATAATTTGTCTACTCCATGATTAGCGTGTTTTTACTTATGATTCAAAAAATAATCTTTATTCTTCAAAACATTCATAGACAAAATAAACATTGTCTTTAGATATTCTTTATGGATTTTTTTATTTAACGTAACCTTTTTTCAATACGTTTTCAATTCTTTCTTGTAATACATGTTTTTTCACGCTGTATTCAAAAGATACAATATTTACAGCTCTTTGTGCTTTTCTGTGTGCATTAATTGTATGTGTCTTTTCAAATTCTCTTACTAATTGTTCAGCATTCTGCAACTGTTGCGCTCTCTTTAATAACAAATCATTTTTCTTCTCTGACTTTGTCGTTGCTGGACGAGCGCCATATCCAAAAGTACCATCATTATATTCAACGATGTTGTAGTCATGTTTTATTTTAATATACTTAGGTGTTTGGTTAAATTTAGGTCTAGATTGATATTTATAAGTTCCATCGTTGTATTCAACAATATTGTTATTAATACTGACAGGTTTCTTGTCTCTAGGTCCATAAGATTCACTTGCTTCAATACTGCCTGCTAATGTTGTAACTGTTACTCCTAATGCCGCTAACGCTAATAATGATTTTGCTATAATTTTATTTTTCATAATTAAATCCTCCATGTAATCTTATATGATTACATACAATACACTATTTACAACAAAACAGTAATTAACTCATTATTAACAAACAATAAAACAATTATTATTACCAAAAATTATGAATCCCGATTTTTCTTGTTATTCAATCATTAAAGGTATTGCTATAAATTTTTTCTCTATCAATTAACAATTCTATTGTTGATTGAATCTATAATCTTCTAAACTCTTTTCATACTAAAAAAGACTCTCATGTTATGAGAGCCTTAAAAAATTATATTATTAATGTTCATCGGGAACTGATTTTCCATCTGGCGACATACATCCACCGACCGTACATGTTGTACCGTCAGGTTTAGTGATACCAACTGCATCTCCGCCACCTGGAGCTTGATGCCAGGTATTACCTTCAGCATCAACAATTCCATTTACATTTTGACCACTTTTTAATTTTTGCGTTACTTCTTCTTCTGTTGGTGCTTGATTTTGTTGTGGTTGTGGTGCTTGCTGCGCTACATTTTGTTCAGTCGCATTTGATTGATTGTATTGTTGTTGTGCTCCATTTTGTTCTGCAGCATTTTGATCTGCGGCACTTTGCTGATTATTGTTTTGTACCTCATTAGTCTGTTGCTCATTTTCCATTGCTGTTTCTGATTGTTGGTTATTATCCACATTTTCGTTGTCATCTTTATTTTCTTTTGTCTTATCTTTCTTTTTTTCTGATTTTTCTTTGTCATCTTTTTTAGTTTCTTTTTTAGTTGTTTCTGATTTATTATCATCAGACTTGCTATCATCTTTTTGTCCACATGCCCCTAAAACTAAAAAACTAGCTAATAATAAAAATAAAACCTTTTTCACTATACATGTCCCCTTTTCTTTGCATAATATTCCTTTATTAATCAGTTTAATGTATTGGAAGATAAATTAAAACAACAAATTTGATTTTTAATAAAAAAGTTGACGTAAACAAAAATAAAATCTTTTATCAGTAAAAACCTTGGTTTTTAGGGTATAAATATTAAAACTAACAAAGGGGTTTTTCAAAATGGATATTAAATACTTGCAGCAATTAGATTATCTTTTAAAGTACATTGGTAATAATACATCAAACTATTCCAACCGATACAAACTCATTTTCGAATACAATAACTTTATATATGAAGGAGATTTCATACCTGAACTTAGAGCACTGAATGTAGTGTTAAAAGATGTCACAAGTTTTGATGATGATGAATTGAACTTAATCAGTTTAAAAAACGAAAATGCATTTGAAACAATAAGAAAGCATCAATCCTTATTCGGTAAATCTTATTTAAAGTTACTGACAGAACGTGTTAATGAGTACGAACCTCAAGATTATTTTCGTCTTCTAGTAGATTCTCTTGAAAAATATCCAGTAGAGTTTGAAAATGAATTACCACCTTACATCTATAATTTGAAATCTGAAAACCAAATTCATCCTTTAAGTTTAGAGATTATGAAAATTCCTAGCGATGCACAATTTAGTTTTGTAAGTATCATTAAAATAAATGAAGAATAA